CAGGCGGTCAATAAGAACAGCGCAACCCTTGCCGAGACAGTCCCGACCTCGCCGTTTATGGCTGGGCGTTTGTGGACTGCCTACCAGAGCGGCACGGCCTTCCCTGGTACCACGGGCGGCACTGCCTACAACTATCTGCTCGACTTCTCGTTGGACTTCAACGCTGGCATCACCAAGCAGGCGTACCTCAACGGCACGGCAAACTTCAGCACGCACGCCGAGAGCGCGCCGTTCACGGGCACGCTCACGATGACGGCTTCCTCGAATGCCGCGGCGGTGACGACCTGGTATGACGCCTACCAAGCAGCAACGCCGGTCGGCGTGCGACTGACCTGGACGAACGGCACCTACACCGTGCACATCCTCGCGTACATCGTTCCAACCGAGGTCCAGCAAATGGCTGGTGCCGAGGATGGCTTGACGACGATGGCGGTGACGGGCACGTTGGTCAGTGATCCAAATACTCCGTACCGAACGCTGCGTATTGTGGCAACGAGCGATCTAGCGACGCTGCCGTAAGTTCCAAATAAGGAGGATGGATGAGCCAGAGCAAGCCGCAAACTCGCACGGTTGAAATCAAACTTGACGCGCCGTATGAAGGTTGGGTGGCAACGATGCGCGCCGACGGGATTAGCGCGCGGGTCTTCATTGACCTTCAGAGCGGTGACGTGGGCAAGCAACTCGAGGCAATGGCCCGCATTATCGTTTCGCACAACTTCCTGGATGAAGCAGGCGAGCCGGCAACGTCCGTCCTCGATGCACCGATGGACGCGATCTCGCAGGCAATCACCAAGTGGGGCGACGCAGTAACCGCACTCCCCCCTCGGTAAGGCTCGACGCCCAGCGGCTGGCGGCGGGTCGGTCCATCGTGCCGCACCCGCTGATCTCGGCGCACCTCATCGGCAAAGAGTTTGGCATCCCTCCGCACGAGGTGCTTGAGTGGGATGCAGGTGACTTTGCTCGAACCATTATGCTGATGGGCGACCTCATACCGAAGGAGCCGAACCGCCGTGGCTAATGGAAACGGAATCCAGTTGACGATCAAGGTGGACCCAAACTTTCGCGCCCTTGAACTTGGATTCCTCAACGGCTCAAATCCCGCTGCCTACAAGCGACTGATGAGTTTCGCCTCAGTCAATGCCGCCCGCACGTTCGCCAAGCCGATCAAGGCGCTCGCCCCCAGGGGCATCTCAGGCAACCTCGTGAAGGGCGTGAAAGCGAAGGCTGGGCGCTACAACAAACCATCCGGCGTTGTCGGGCCACTCTTCGCTGGGCGCGGGAGCAAGAAGAACCCGTGGTACCGCTGGTTCGTGACATCGGGGCGTGGCGCCACGCGCAAGACCAAGAACGGAACGTTCTATGTGAAGGCAATCAAGGCGAACGGATTCGTCACTCGGGCCGTTGAAGACCCTGCTAACCAGCAACGAGCCGCAGACGCATTCTATAAAACCATTGAGGCGTTCTACAATGACAAGGTATTCAAGGGCAAGATCCTTCAGTTCCGCCGAGGCGGTCAACTCAAGGGTATGGGCGTGAGTGCCAAGGACTTCTTCGGCGCAGTTGGAAAGGCGGCTGGACTCTAATGGCTAATGCAAGTGGTGCAGCAACGTTCGCCATTGTCGCTAAAGATGCGGCCTCTAGCGTTATGGGCAAGATTGGCAAGTCGATGGGTAGCCTTCAGAATACGGCGAAGAAACTCTTCGCCGGAATCGTCGCCGGTGCTGCACTTGCCGCTGGAGCACTGACCGCCTTTACGATCTCTGCGATCAAGGGAGCAATCGAGGACGCCGCTGCTACCGACAAACTCAACGCTGCGCTCAAGGCGCGCGGTTTTGCCACCAAGGCCGTCCTCGCTCAAGTTGAAAAGCAGATTCAGGCTGGACAGGATCTTGCCTTCACGGATGATGAGGTGCGCGCGTCTATCGAGGCGAGCACGCGATTCACCAAGAAATACTCAGTCGCCACCAAGATTCAGACCGTTGCAATGAACCTCGCCCGAGCGACTGGGATGTCGCTCGAGTCGGCGACCCTCGCCGTCGGCAAGGCGTACCAGGGCAACGGCGGAAAACTCATCAAAACGCTTGGTATCAACGCGAAGGCGATCAAGGGTCAGGAAGCACTCAACGCCATTCTCAATAAGACCAAGGGCAGCGCCAAGGCGTATGGCAACTCGGTCGAGGGTTCATTCAAGGTGCTTTCGATCAAGGCTGCAGAACTCAAGGAGCAGTTCGGTGCAGCATTTCTCCCAGCCGTTGGAAAACTCTTCAAGGGACTTGCGCCATACCTTGATAGGTTCTCCAACTTCATAAGTGCTCAAACACCAAAGATTCAACAGTTCGCCGATGTTCTTGTGACCAAGATTCTTGACAAACTGCCAATGTTGATGTCGCAGTTCGAGCAGGAGTTCCCGAAGGCCGTCGCTGGGATCGGGAAGTTCGTAGATAAGATCAGTCAAATCGGTAAAGGCGCAGACGACCTTCTCGGTCCTGGTGGCTCAATCACCCTGCTCATCTCAGGGATCGGCGCTGCATTCGGAGGACTCAAGGGCGTTATTGCAGCGAACCTTCTCAAGAACGGGATTGACCCATTCACGGCACTTGTAGTTTCTAACATTCTGGCGGCAGTTCCGGCCGCACTTGCTAGTGCGATCACTAGTCAAATCGTTGCGGGTGCCATTGCCAAGTTCGGAGCAGCAACGGCTGCGGCTGCGGCTGGTTCAAGTGTCGCTGGTGCGGCTGGAGCCGCGGCTGCGGCAGGTGCTGGTGGCGCTGCGGTGGTTGGCGGCGTCAGTGCAGCGACGGCTGCGGCAGCCGCTGCAATCCCCTTCGCATTAGCACTTGGACTAAAGGCGCTCGGCGTCAATAAACTTGCAGTCTCGGGCGTCCCTTCAACCTGGGGACCAAATGGACCGATGACTGGTCCATCCTATACAGGCGTGCAGTTCAATGCCTACCTCGATGGTAAGCAGGTTGCATCCTCAATCAGTAAGCCAACTGCAAGCAACGTTCGAGCAAATACAGGTACTCGTACCGGGGGACGCTAAGTGGCAACCGCGCCGTATCAACTCTGGGTTGACATTGCGCCGATCTCTACGGCGGTCCGAGTCGCCTCTACCGTCACCGTAACTACCGCCTCCTCGCACGCCGTTACTACGGGTGCCTACATTCAAATGCTTGGGGCGACTGGTACGGCGGGAACCTCGATGAACGGCGTCTATGCGGTCACCGTCACCTCGGGGACGACCTTCACCTATACAGCGGCGGGAACCGCAGGCACGGGAACGACGACCGCAGCCGTGCTCTCGTATGACCTGCTCAACCCGCCTGCTAACTATTCAACGGGAACCAACCGACAAACCGCAATGATCGTTCCTCCAGGAAGCATTCAGATGAGCGCAAACGGCGACGGGTCGGGCGCCTCGATGAGCGTCACAATCACGCAAGAGGTCACGCCCGCCGTTGGGCCGTGGTTCAAGTTATTGCCAGACAATGCTCGATTCAGGCTGGTGGCAGCAAATACCGGAGCGACTCCAGCCGCCGCTCAGACAGACGTATTCCATCTCGCATCCCTCGGATCGGTAGACGCGCAACTCAGTGGGAGCGGCTTAGGTACCGAATCCAACGTCACCCTGGTAGACGTGAACACACTTCTTGAGCGCATCTCGGTATACGGTCAAACGAACACGCCGAAGGATGTCATTCAAGCGCAGCGCACGAGCAACGTTGCAACGATTACTACGGCAGGAAGCCACGGGTTTGCGGTTGGAGAAACGGTTCAAATCCGCAGCGTTATGGGCGGAACTACCTCATTCAATACTGCTGGAACCACGATCACCGCTATTACCTCCGACACGCTCTCGTACAGCAATGCGGGTGTGGATGAATACAACCTTGACCCCGCATTCCCAGCCATTCTCTGCGACTTCGCACGCTATGGCAGCACGAACAATAAAGTCGTCCTCAGTCCCAAGGCTGGGCAAAAGGCGTTTCGTATCTCGAGTGGAGATGCCATCTCGGTCGGATCAAATGGCAACCTTGCCGTCACTGGATTCACCTCAGCCGCAGTTGGTTCAGCGTTCATTCAATCCGTGCGTGGCGCATATGAGGGAACGGACGTGGTTGTCTCTGGAACGACGATTATCTTGACGACCCCGGGCTGGACGGGTAGCGCATTCGGTACAGCAACGCAGGGCCAGTTCACGGTGCGAGGGTTCGGAGTCGTCTCAAATCCAGCAACGATCTCAACGCCAATGGTGACCATTGCAGGGAACGTCCTTGAGGCAGCCGCAGTTCGTAAGATGCTCTCTCGCGTAGACGCCTACCACGGCGGCACGCCGTCGGCAGATTACCCGCTCCAGCGATTCATCAACACCTCGGACACATCGAAGATCACCGGTGGCACGGCGACGACCGCAGGAGGCGCAGTGCAGTTCCCGAGCACGAGCCTTCGTTCGGCGCTGGATACCGTCATCGAGACATACGCCGGACTCGACGTAAAAGAGCGTCGCTACTTCATTGACCCGCAGGCACGCCTCAACTATGTGCTTGTGGACACCACTAACGTTCCAACGTATGCAACGGCACCGTACTCAATCACCACCGACACCGTTGGGAATCCAAACACTACGATTGCGAAGGCGACGGTCAATCCGTTCAATCTCACCGTGAACTACGACCACGATACGGTCAAGCAGGCGCAGTTCACGATTCCCGCCGTCTCTGGCAGCAACGTCTCGCAGATCAAGTTGTACAACAAGGTCTATGACCCGGTTGGGAGCGCGTACATTGCCTCACGCTCTGGCGCACCGCTCCTTGAGTCAGTGGTGGACTATCCAGCGGCGGTACAGAATCCAAGCAAGCAAATCAACCGTGCGGCCCTCGCGTACTTCTTGGAGCGCAATAAGCCGATGCTCAGCGGGCAGTTCACTCTCAAGGGTGCAGGTACCGCAGCGCATAACACCCTGGGATTCGTGAACGGCTATGCCCAAACTGGTGCGAGCGCATTCGCCCTCGTAAGCGGTTGGC